AAATACTGCTTGGGAGCTTTGCCAGAAGCCGAAAATTCTTGAGGCGATAAAATTACAGCAAGCGCGATACCTTAGCGGAGAACTAAGCAATGTAGCGCTCGGAACGCTCGGAAACATCATGCGCGATGAGACCGCGCCAGCCGCGGCGCGTGTCCAGGCGTCACGCTGGGTCCTGGAGGCCGCAGGGCATGGGTTGCCAGCCGCGGCACTAGCCGCCCGCCTTGGCATGGATGGCGCCGACAAGCCGCTTTCCGAGTTCAGCTTGGCCGATTTGGAGGAAATGACAAAGCGCGCGGCAGAGAGTTTGGACCGAATGCGCGCGGTTAATGCCCCGACGATCGAGGCGGAGGCGCTCGAGGCCCAGTAAATACAGGGCAAGCTCGTGCAGGTGGTAGCATTGGGGATGCTATTGACCCGATTGCAGGCAAACGAGCCGCCCGCGGCGCCTTCCTTGCTGGCCTGCCCAGCTTGCCCAGCCAGAGCCCAGCGCATCAGAGCCCAGCCGCGGCGCTCGATGGCCGCCATCGACCACCAACCAGACCGCCAGACCGACCCCCCGCCACCGCCCCCGCGCGCGCGTGCGCATTCCATTACTGCCCCCCTCTACTAATTTTCTCTATTTCCAAAACTTTCCCCTGCAAAAATTTCTGCTTGCCAGCCAACACCCAAAACCATACAGTCCCCGACGTGAATCTCACCGAAACCATCTCATCCAACGCCAACAGCACCGTGATCGACTGGCACGGCGGCGACGGCACCGTCGCAGCGACTGGCGCATTCAGCGGCGGAACCATCAAACTCCAAATATCAGTTGACGGAGGTACGACCTTCTTCGACACGAAGGACGGAAATGGCACAAGCCTCACGCTCACCGCCGATGGCGCATTCAGCTACTCGATTGGCTCGTGCAAGCTGCGCGCCAACATGGCTGGCGCCACTGCCGCCGCTGGCACCGCGCAGGTTGAGACCATCACGTGCTCTGGCCCCGCAGCTGCCGCTGCCACAACCACGCTCACCGTGTTCGGCCTGCCGGTCGCTGGTGACAGCATCTTCTTCACCTCGCCTTCCGGTGTTCGCAGCACCTTCACGTTTGTGGCTGGCACTGCGGGCGCAAACCAAATCTCGCTCACCACGCTCACCACCCCCACCCTGGTGGCATCGGCCATCGCGGCACTCACTGTGGCTGGCATCACCGAAACGACCTCCGGCCCAGTGGTCACGATCACCGCCTCCACGGCTGGCACGGCTGGTAATGGCTGGGCGGTCGAGACGGTTGGTGCATACGCTCAGCGGATCGCGGTGTTCTCTGGCGGCAGGGATGCCGGCACCCTCACTGCCAATGGCACGATCAACGTGACCACCACATCGGCGACCATCCCATCCTCGCCCTTCACGCTGAGTGTTCCGGTTTTCGCTGGAGACACACTGGACGTGTGGGCCGAGAAGATCCGCACCGCTCTCACCAACTCTCACCTCCTTGCGCCGCAGTTCACGGCGGGCGGCACTGGAGCCACGATCACGCTCACCAAGCGTGCGCCATTCCTTGCTAACGACGCCACGCTGAACGTGGCACTCGCCAACGGCGCGCCGAGTCCAGGCATCACTGCCGTGACCACCTCCACCAACACCACTGCTGGAGTTGCTACCACCCCTAACGTGTTTCTCTCCATCCAAAGCCGCTAATACTCGATGACTCATCTCACGAAATCCGACGACATCAAAGGCGTTGAGTTCGCCGGAGTGAGCCGAGTTGGCGTTGGGTACATTGGTGCAATTATGCCAGATTTCGCCAAGCCGACAGTTATGATGCTGTCCATTGGTGGGGTCCCGACTGTTCTAACGATAGCCATTGAATCAACCCAAACCGCGTTAGCCATCAATCTATAACCTCATGCCTGACTTTACAGCACTGCCCATCCCATATGTTCCGATTGGCACTCAAGCAGCCGCAGTGCGAAGTGCGATTGGAGCCGCTCCAGACGCAGTTACTGGTAAGACAATTTATGTTGATAGCGCTTCCGGCGTTGGGACGGACACCAGAGGATCGTTAAGCAAGTACAATCTTTCAGTGCCATTTGCTACTATTGGCGCGGCTATGGCCGCATCAATAATCGGTGACACAGTGCGCGTCCGTGCTGGCAGTTATCAAATCACTAGCACAATCAACCTTAATGGCGAGGGCAACCTGCATCTTGAAGAGGGAGCCGTTGTTACGTGTAACGTTTCTGGTCCTGTATTTTCGCTAACTGCAAACGAATCCAAATCAATTAGCGGTGGCGGTCAGTTTACCATAACAGGAAGCACAACCACATTTTGGCTTCAATCTGGAGGCGGTCTCCAGACTCAACTGTGCGCATTTGAATGCGCCACCATAAGCACCACAACGTCACCAGCGAATGCTGCGACAATTTTTGATGTGTCAACTGGAGTTCTAGTTGTAAATGCTGAAACTGTTTACGCGCTGGCATCAACCATAATTAGCTGCGCTGGTACAAGCAGCAATCTACACTACGCTGTAAAGTTTACCTATTGCTCGCGATTTGCACATTTCCCAACTTCTGGATCACAGGCGCAGATGTCTTGCGACTGCTGGACAATCGCATGTTACGGTCCTAAATGTTTTGAGATTGTTGGTGGTACAGTTGGAGCGAAATACGAAACATTGATAGACAACAGCAATAACTGCACGTTCTTCTCGTTGGAATATGGAGATGATTCCACCGCAAATGCGTTGGTAATCAAAGGTGGACGGGCAATAACGTATTCAGAAAATCCGTGTATTAGATTCACCACAACAACGGGAACTAATAAGTTCGTTCGCCTTATTGGTGATCCGTTTTTCCATACTGCTGGAGTTAATTCCATTAGTGCGGCCAGCGCAAGATCCGTTTTGTGTTCATTTGCCAGTTCAAACAAAGGGGTTAATACATCATTTGTCACAATTGTTGGCGGAACTTATTCCGTACGTGCTGGATTCATTGCATAACCCAACCAATAACGCCCGACCGACGAATCCACACCTAACACCTTCTGGGCCTAACCCACAACACGAATAGAAATCTATGAGCGCAGTCCCTCCATCCTTCCTCCCGCAGACATCCTTCTCCACGTTGGCCCAGCAGCCAATCTCCAGCGCTGGCCTGCCTGGCTCAGAGCTCGACGGCGAGTTCGCTCGCGCCTCCGACAGCATCAATCAGATCAAGAGCCGGTTGTCCGAGGTCCAGCGCGACGACGGCAAGCTGCGCAATGACATAGTCGGCATCACGGCGCTCTCCGGTGATGTACGCAACCTGCTTGCTTCATCAACCAGCGCGAAGGCCGTCACGTGGTCGGTTGGTGCCCAGTTCGCGGTGGGAGACCTTGTTTCCAACCCGCCCGACACCCCTGGCACTTACCTCTGCATCACCGCTCACACGTCATCGAGCCTCTTCGTCAACGACTTGGCAAAGTGGGCGCTCATCGCAGCCCCTCCGGCGATTGGCATGCTCTACACCAACACATTCACCGGCAACGGCACCACCACGGTATTCACGCTCTCGCAGGCGCCGGCATCGAAGAACAACACGCAGCTTTTCATCGACGGCATCTACCAGCCCAAGGACGGCTATTTACTCAACGGCCAGATCCTCACCATCACTCCAGCTCCATCGGCAGGCTCGGACATCGAGGTGAGCATCGGTGTACCATCCACCGCATCCACGGTGCCGGATGGCGCGATCAGCACAACCAAACTCGCTGACGAGGCCGTCACCACGCCTAAGATATTCGACCTCTCGGTGACTTCTGGGAAGATCGCTAACAGCGCGATCAGCACGGCGAAGATCCAAGATGAGGCGGTCACTGGGGTGAAGCTCGCCGCTGGTTCTGTCGGATTAAACAAGCTGGCCGATGGGGCTGTTTCTTCCGTTAAAATCGCCGATGGTGCTGTCATATCAGAAAAGATCGCCGACAACGCTGTGATCTCATCGAAGATTGCTAACAATGCCGTCACCCAGGCAAAACTTGAGCCCGGCTCAGTTGTTACGGCAAAGATCGCTGACTCCAATGTTACCACCGCAAAGATCGCTGACTCTAATGTAACTACCGCAAAGATCGCTGATGCGAGCATTACGGCAGCAAAGCTAAACGGGGAGCAAACAGGCTCGGCTCCGATATTTGGGTGTAGAGCTTATGGGTCATTTAATGGACAAGCCACATCACCAATTTCTCCAATCGCATCAGGAAATGTATCAACAATCGTAAGAACAGGTACGGGATTTTACAGAATTACAATGACTACCCCGATGTCAAGTTCAAACTATACGGTTGTAACAAGCGCAAAACATGCAATATCCGATACATATGGAACAAGTTGCGATATAAGCATTGTATCTGAATCTCAATTTGATATAATAACTGGGAAAGTTACAGGTGGAAATGCTTACAATTCAGAAAATGTTAATTTTGCAGTATTCCAATAAATAAATGTGAATAACTTATGCTTATCGGATGAATCAACACCTAGATGAAACGATAACACCACCATTCTCCAAAACTTATGAGCATCAAACGAGTCACCACCAGAGCCATCGACGATAGCCAAGTCACTACCGCGAAGCTCGCGGATGGAGCTATCACCACCGTGAAGATCGCAGACGCCAGCATCACGCCGGCAAAGCTCAGCGGAGCCCAAAGCGGCTCCGCCCCGATCTACGGCGCGCGCGCGTGGGTGAACTTCAACGGCACCGGCACGGTGGCGATTAGGGCCTCTGGCAATGTAAGCTCCATTACCGATGGCGGTACGGGTGTCTATACGGTGAACTTCACTACGGCGATGCCGGATACGAATTACTCTGTCACTGTGACGGCACGCCGTATTGACGCTAATAACGCCAACTTCTCCGCTACCCTAAAAGGCACCACATCTGCAAACACAAACTATCCCCTATCCACGGGAAGTTGTGACGTCATTTGCGGAACACCAAGCAACAACGCCTTTGTGGACAGCGATGTCTACTGCGTCACTGTATTTCGTTAAGATCAGCTCAAAGAAGCATAACCTATGGATAACCAACGCATCATCTATCAAAACGCCGAAGGCGGCATTTCCGTCATCATTCCAACAGGCGAAGTCCCGATTGAAGACGTGATCGCAAAAGACCTCCCCGCTGGAGTCGAGTACTCCGTGGTGGACGCGAGCGACCTTCCATCCGACCGCTACTTCCGCCAAGCCTGGCGCGCTGCCGACGGTGGCGTGGAGATTGACATCGAAGCGGCCAAGGGCGTTCAGCGCGACAAGTGGCGTGAAGCCCGCGCGCCGAAGTTCGCTGCGCTCGACGTTGAGTTCATCCGCGCTATGGAGCAGGAAGATCCGGTTCAACTGTCCACGATCGCCACCAAGAAGCAGGAGCTTCGGGACGTGACCGCCACGCCGCTTCCCGACGACGTTGACGGCATCAAGGGAACTTGGCCCGAAATTCTTTAATGGCTCGCAAAAAACAAGAGCTCTCGCCGCTTGAGCAGGCCGAGCTTCAGCTTAAGGCGGCGAAGCGCCTCCTCACTGCAAGGAAGGCGCAGGACAGCCTGCTGGATTTTGTCAGGATGATGATGCCTGATCCGGAGGATCCAGATAACACCGATCGCTCGCGCTACGCGATTGCCCGCCACCACGAGGTGTTTGCAGCCGCTCTGGAGGCTGTGGAGAAGGGCGAGATCCCGCGTCTTATCATAACAGTGCCTCCGCGGCATGGGAAGAGTTTGCTTTCATCCAAGGCGTTTCCTGCGTGGTTTATGGGTCGTGACCCCTACCGCCAGATGATTGTGGCATCCTACTCATCCACCATGGCCGAAGACTTCGGTCGTGAAGTGAGGCAGTACATGCAAAGCCCCACCTATCAGCAGATTTTCCCCAACTGCAAGCTACGCAAGGGTGGGGCATCATCCGACCGCATTCAGACCGAGCAGGGCGGAATTGGCGTGTTCGTTGGAGCCGGTGGAGCCCTCACCGGTCGCGGCGCGGACTGCCTAACAGGTGACACATTGGTCATCACCGATAAGGGGGAAATTCCTATCAAAAAACTTGTTAGAGTAACCTCTCCCTGTAAAGCTCTGTCCATAAATGAATACGGACAACTGGAATGGAGAGACATCAAGGCTATCGCCAATCGCAAGGCAGATGGGTATTTCAAAATCACCACTGCCAATGGACGAGTGGTTAAAGCTACGGGAGAGCATCCGTTCTACGTTGATGGAGAATGGAAGAAAGCGGATCAACTTGCCAGCGGCGATCGCCTCTTGTGCACGGTGTCAAAAGACCGTGATAAGAAAAGCGTTCGAGATGAACAAGATGGAGAGAAGGGGGTTGACCGAGATTTACTGCTCGAACAACTGCGCGTGCAACCACTTCAACGAGAAACAAGGGAAGATCGGGAAGCCTTGCAAGGAATGCGGAACAATCACGTCTGTAAGAAAATCTGGTCTTTATTGCTCTCCTGTCTGCAAGGAGACAGCAAAACGAAGAAAGATAGAGGCGAACAAGGCAAAATGGCCAATGGTCTCGTGCAAGATTTGCGCTCAGCTAATTCAAACAAATTGCAGCACGGTGATTCCTCAGACATGCGGGAGAAGGTGCGCAGCAATGCTTCACTCCGAGCGGATGAGCAAGACGAACAATCCAGGATTCCGCCATGGCCTGTCATGGCTAGAGAAGGAACCTCACAGCGCAAGAGCTTTCAGGATTGCAAAAATATCTGTGAAGAAGAGGGATCAGAACGAGTGCGTAGTTTGCGACAGCCGGGGGGAGCTTCATATTCATCACATAGACATAAATCCACTGAACAACAAAATGACAAATTTGGTGACGTTATGCAAAAAATGTCACTATCAGTTTCACGCTGGGGAGAGGTCAAAACCGAAGAGGATACTGTTCTCTTGGTTGAGCGAATATGCGAGCCAACCGTGGTCTGGAACATTCAAGTCGAAGGAACGGAAAACTTTTTTGCGAACGGAATCTGCTGTCACAACTGTCTCCTCATCGACGATCCAGTGAAGGACCGCGAGGATGCCGACTCCGTGACCATGCGCAACAAGCTATGGAATTGGTTCACCGATGTGGCCATGACCCGTCTCATGGGCGGTATGGGGCGCGCGGTGATTATCATGACTCGCTGGCATGAAGACGATATTGTCGGGCGCCTCACCGACCCGAACAACCAATACTACAACGCCGATGAGGCGAAGCAGTGGAAGATCATTCACTTCACCGCGCTTGCTGAGGACGGTGACATCATGGGGCGCGAAAAAGACGAACCGCTCTGGCCGGAACGCATCACTAAGGAGTTTCTTGTTTCCCAACGCCGGCTCAACCCCCGTGGCTTCGCGGCGCTCTACCAAGGCCGTCCAGCGCCCGAGGAAGGTGACTTCTTCAAGCGCGAATGGCTCGCCACCTACCAGCCCGCCGACCTCCCCCGCAACCTCCGCATCTACTGCGCATCCGACCACGCGGTGAGCACCGCCCAGGACCGCGACCCGACCGTGCTCATGGCCGCCGGCGTGGACGAGCAGGACAACATCTGGATCCTGCCTGACTTGTGGTGGCGTAGAGAGGAGACCGACACCGTGGTGGACGCCATGCTCGAAATGATGGCGCGCCACAAGCCGCTGATATGGTGGGCCGAGCGCGGTCACATCTCCAAGTCGATCGGCCCGTTCCTGCGCAAGCGAATGCAGGAGGAGCAGATTTACTGCGCGATCGACGAGGTGGTTCCGGTGAAGGACAAGCAGACGCGGGCGCAGGCGATCCGTGGTCGCATGGCCATGGGCAAGGTGCGCTTCCCTGGCTTCGCCCCGTGGTGGGAGGCCGCCCGCCACCAGATGCTCACATTCCCATCCGGTAAGCACGATGACGTTGTCGACGTGCTTGGGTATTTGGGCCTCGGCCTTGGCCGCATGACCACAGCCACCAGCCCCGTGCGCAAGAAGGCGGAGCCGGCCACCGGTACCTTGGCGTGGGTGAAGTACCGATCCGACATCGAGGCCCGCTACAAAGCGCAAGCAAAAACTATTGCTGGTTTCTGATAAACAACATACACTAGCCACCAGACAGCCATGACCGAAGAATTTCAAGCACCAGAAGACAGCATTGAACCAACGACTACCGAGATGGCGGTCAAGAGTGGCATGCTGCGCGAGAAGCCGGAGATTGACGCGAGCCGATCGGCGCTGGTCAAAAAATGGCAAGGCAAGATCCAGGAAGCGAAGGCTCACTGGAAAGACGACTTCAATCGCATGAAGGAAGAT